GGCGGCCGCCAGAGTCAGCACCGGGAGGACCCGGCTGCGGCGCTTCTCGCGCCCTGTATATCTCATGTGTCCGCTCCTTTCCCTGCCGCTGGGACAGGCGGCAGCCGCATCCACCAAACCACGGGGGCCTGGGCCTCAATGCCGCCTGGCATCATCCAGTGTTGGCCATCCCAGTCAAAAAACCGTTTCAGCAGTTTCCCGTCGCCCAGGTCCACATAGGCCGCAAACTCTCCCGGCTCCGCCGGAGTAGTGCTGCCGGGCATCCATCCGGCGATCATCAGCTGGCCCTCCGACAGCGTCGGCGGTGTCAACTCATCCGTCAGGCCCACGATGTAGTCGGCGGAACAGTGTAGCGCCAGGGCGGACTTGGCAATGTTACTAAGATTATCCGGGGCAAGATCGTTTGTGTAGATACGATATTCATCAAACTCCCCAGCGGCCAGCTCGCGGAGATGGCCCGCAGTATAAGAACCCCCGTATCTGGTCTGAACAGCGAAGGCATTGTCCGGTATTTCGGCGGCGTCTGCCGCTCTGGCCAATCGGGCGGCGCTGGCCTGAATTTCCTTCTCAAGCTTCCGCATTTGCTTGTCATCAGCCGCCTTTTTTGCGGCTTTCTTCTCAGCCAATGCCTCCTTGCGCTTGGACTTTGCTTTGCTGCAAGCCTTATCGCAGGGATAATATGATGCTGTTCCCTGAGAGCATTCCAGACAGCAGGTCTGGCCGCCGCAGACATCGCAGCCGCAGCACTCTGCGTCATGCCGAAGAAAAGCGTCTCCCCGCTTGCACGCCTTGCCGTCCGGACAGGTCAGGCGCGGCTCCCAGCGGTAACCCCTGTCCTTGTAAAGCCGCAGCAGCTTCTCCAGCGTGGAGCCCGTAGGCAGCTGAGGAAATGCTCCGGAGATCCGCATCTGCATATCCGCCGGGAACTGGGCCAGTGCATAGGCCGCCTGCTCCGGCATCTTCCCGCCATCCCACGCGGGGCGAAGGTTAGACAGCAGCCGCTCCCGGATCACCTTGATCCGGGCCAGCTTGGAGCCGTGGGTGTTGCAGGCGGCAGCCACCACGTCCCGCATCCGGCCCTCCGGGAACTCAAAACCGTCCTCCTTGAGCTGATACAGCAGCGCCTCCACACGCTCCGCCTGCTCGCCGATTTCCGCGCTGGTGAGCTTGCGGGTGGAACTGTTGGCGAAGATCAGACGAAGCTCCTGAAGCGCCGGGGAGACATCGTCCGTCTCCCGGATGCAGGGCACCCGGCGGAACTGATCCAGTCCCTTTTCCACAAGCTGAGCCAAGGCGGCCCGGCGACGGTGGCCGCTGACGATCGTGAACCGTCCGCCCTCACCGGCCCGCACCCGGATAGGCTGCTGCAAGCCGCACATCTGGATGTTGTCCGCCAGCTCGTCAATGTCCGTCAGCTGGTAGAAATTCCGCTCGTCGCCGTCCAGCAGGTCGATGTCGATGTACTCAATTTGCTCCGCGCCGGAAGTGTTCAAATCCGCCACACCGGCCAGCTGCTCACCCAGCACGTCCATCACGTTAAATTTCCGTTTTTCCATCCTCAGCACCTCCCGGAGATCTCTTTTACCAGCTCGGCGTAGTCCTTGCTGGCCGCGCAGTAGGGACGGGCCACCGGCAGCGGGACCTTCTGGAAGGTCGCGCTGGGCACGGCCTTGGAAAAGCGGATCACCGTCTCAAACACCGGAAGCGCCCCGCCCCGGATGGCCTCCAGGGCTTCCTTCTCATCCGCCATGTGCGTGAACTGCGTTACCAGCACGCCCAGCACCGACAGCCGGGGGTTAATGGCCCGCATGTGCTGGAGCTGCTCCGCCAGATTGGCCATGCCGCCGGTGGAGTAGTAGTCCAGCCGGATGGGGATGATGACCTCATCCGCAGCGGCCAGCGCCGCCGTGCAGGCTGCCGACAGCGCCGGAGGGCAGTCAATCAGAATGAGATCGTAGGCGTTGTCCTGGTCCGCGTCCTCCTCGATGGCGTCCCGCAGATCCGCGATGGCCCGCTGCATCCGGCCTACGCCGCTCTGGGCCATGTGCCGGTCCGCCGCCAGCAGGTTAATATCGGACGGGATCAGGTCGATGCCGTCATAGACGGTGGGCGTCACGAACTCCGGATAGTATCCAGCGCCCTCGGTCAGGAGGGCCAGCGTGTCCGCGCCCTCCTCCGCGTCGATCCCAAAGGACATGCTCAGATTGCCCTGACTGTCCCCGTCGATCAGCAAGATCCGCTTGCCCTGCTTTGCCATCAGATACGCCAGCGTGGCGGTGGTGACGGTTTTCCCGACCCCGCCCTTAAAATTCAATACCGCGATTGTTTTCATATTCACCTTTCCCCCTTGGTTTGATCCTCAGACCGCATCGCTGCGGCCTTGAAAAGCGGCGCCAGCTCAGCCCAGAAGGACTCCCGCCAGTTGTAGCCAGTTATGGGACTGAGGAACTCCACCGTGTAGTACCGCCCCGCCGGGTGGATGTAGATCACCCGCGCCGTGATCGAGGCCAGCGTGGACGTGTCCAGCCCGCTGGTCGCCTCCAATGTCGGCTCGATGCTCAAGATATCTCCAATCTTCATGATTTTTTCTCCCCCTCGTTTTTCCACGGGTGGTCCACGTCTGTGGTCTCCGCCCAGTTGCCGCCGTCGCCCCAAAAGCTCACCTGCCGGGGCCGCTGCTTGGCCGCCTTCCCGGCGGCAGAGAATTGCCGCATGACGGAGCGGCCGTCCGGATTGACCAGAAGCGAAAACGTCTGCTTCGGCCCGTCGAATACCATGTACCATGCCCCACGGGGGCCTTCCTTGTTCTTCGCGATTTTCAAAACCCGGTGCTTGTTCTGATCCAGCTCCGGGCCGTCCTTGGCCTTGGGGTCCGGGCGGTAGACCATGAAGATCATGTCCGCATCCTGCTCAAACTGGCCGGACTCCTTCAGGTCGCTCATCACCGGCGCCCGCCATCCGGCGGCCTTGTCCGGTCGGCTCAGCTGGGCCAGCTCCACCACCAGTGTCCCGGACTTCTGGGCAAAGGTGTGCAGCTGCCGGGACACCGCCGCCATCTGCTCGCTGCGGGGCGCCCGCTGGTCGATCTCCGGGGTAACCAGCTGGATGTAGTCCAGAAAGATCACGTCAAAGCCGTAGGCCTGACTGATGTTCTGGATGGTGGTGGCCGTCATGCCGGATGCCTCCACCACCGTCAGACCCCGGCCCGCCATGTCGGCGGATTTCTCCGCGAAAGCCCGCCAGTCGTCCTCGGTCAGGCTGCGGGTCTTGATCCGATCGAAGTCGATCTGCACCACGGCCGCCATAAGCCGGTCCCGGATCTTAGCCTTGTCCGTCTCCAGGCTGAAAAAGCCGACCCGGTGATCCTGGGCCATCCGGTAGGCCATCTGCAAAGCCAGCGCCGTCTTGCCGTCGCTGGGGTAGCCGCCAATGATGACCACGTCTCCCGGCTTCGTGTAGGTGCGGCCCTTGAGGAAGTCCAGACCGTAGTCGATGTACACCGGGGCCGGGGCGTCCGGGTCCTGCGCCTGACAGAAGTCCTCGGTCATCTGCGCCATGGTCCACGCCTCCACGCTGGTCCCCTCGCTCAGCTCCCGGGACAGCTTGGCACACACCGGCCGGCAGTCCTCCAACGTCTGAGCCTCGCTCAAAGCGTCGGCAAACTCGTGGATCCGGCGGACGGTGGCCTGCGACCGCATGGCCTCCGCGTAGGCATCCCAGTTGGCAGCGGTGGGCGTGATCTCCACCAGCTCCGCCATGTACCGGGAGTAATCAGGGCCGATCCTGTCCCGGATGGTCACGGCGTCCGGGGTAACGCCCGCCCGGAACAGCGCCCGGGCCGCTTGGAAGATCAGCCGGTTGGCGGGATTGTAAAAATCAGCGTCCCGCACCCGGGACAGCAGGGGCCGCACCACATCCGGGTCCACCAGCATGGCACCGATCACCGCCCGCTCCGCGTCCAGCAGGTGATCCAGCTTTTCCTCTGTCCTTACGTTTCCCATCCGTTGACCTCCCGGCTCTCACCGCCCCGGTCCGAATCGGACCGCCCCGGCAGCTCGTCCTCCCACCGGCGGCCGTTGAGCCATGTGGCGGGATAGGGGATGTACGCCCCGCCGTCCCGGGTCCACTGCTCACAGGCTGCCTGCGCCTTCAACGCCCGAAGGATGGTCTCCACCAGCGGCCCGTCCGGCTTCAGTTTGGCCCAGGCCTTCCGCGCCCGCTGCTTGTCCACATGCCGGGGATAGGCCGACCAAAACAAATCGAAGTGCGCATCTGCGCAGGGGGCTATAGGGGTATTTTTATTATTATCTTTTATACATTTAAAGGGGGGTGAAATTTTCTTCACCCCTGGGGTGCAGATTTTTTCAGGGGTGAAATTTTCTTCACCCCCCTGCGCATCGTCAGGGACCGATGCCAAAGAGCGCCCGATATAGATCCGCCGACCGGTCCGCACCGTGCCGCTTTTGTCCGGAGGAAGGGGGCCGTTATCCGTGTGGATGTGCCCCCGCTCCTGAAGCTCCGCCAGCATAGACTGGACCGTCCGCTCAGACAGCACCCGCACGGAGCCGTCCTCGTCCACGGCAGTCATGTCCTCGATCAGCGTTGCGTTGGTTGCGTAGCAGAATCCCACCCGGTTGGCCCGCCGCGCGATCCGTGCGTATAGGATCAGCGACCGGGGCCGAAGCCCCGGATCGTCCAAAACCGGGCCGGGGATCCATGCCCCATAGCCGCAGTCATACCTTGCCATATTGCCCCCTTATCTTTCCATCCGATCCACGATCCGCAGCGGGATTGCCGCCACCGTCGCCACGCCGACGACCATGAAAAACATCGCCCAACCGGTCACAGGGATACGCCCCCTTCCCGGCGAAAATTAGGGCTTGCGTGCAGCGTGGACCTTGTGCTATAATTGAAACATCCAGTGGTTGATCCAATACCACACACTTTTTCCCCTGAACGCTCTGAGGTTGCCGCCTCGGGGCGTTCTTTTTTTGCGCCTGAGTAGATCACCTGATAGATGGCCGCCATGGTATCCCTCAGCTCCAGGACGATGTCATCAAACTCCGGACGCTCAGCCTCGTCGATCACGCCGTCCTCCGCGATCCGGAGCAGGGCGTCCAACCGGCCCGTCGCGTCTTGCAGCCGGTTCCGCAGGGCGATGCTCGCCATTGGCAGCGGCCTCGGCGTCACCTCCGGCATCACGCCCAACGTGTCCGTGGCCTGCGCGTGCTCCAGCGCCAGCCATGGCAGATGATACACCTCCACCATCTTGGCCACCGTCTCGTCCTTGGGCACCGTCTTGCCGCCCTCATACTGCTTCAGACTTTCCGGGGAAAGCCCAAGCAGCTCCGCTGCCCGTTCTTGGCTCATTCCGGTACTCAGTCTTGCCCTCTGGTACAAATTCGGGTACTTTCGCTCCATTGTCTTTTCCTCCTTTCCGCGCTACCATGTAACCATCCAACGTGCCAATGGTACAATGGGGATGATGTAGCGCTTCCCCACCTTCTTGGCCGGGAACTCGTCATTGTGGACCAGCGCGTCCCAGTCCAGCCCCAGCAGCTTGCAGGCCTGATCCTTGGTCAGAACCTCCTGCTCCGGGAATTTGGCCTGTAAGGATTGCAGCTGATCCCGGAAGCTCTCACGCTCTCGTGCCATGTCCGCTCCTCCCTTCTCACGCGCTCTCCGTCCGCTGGACGATCTCCTCGATGGGGACGCCAAAGATCAGCGTCATGCGGAAAACTCTCTCCAGCTCCGGAGTCCGCTGGCCCAGCTCCCACTTGCTCACCGTGGGCACGGTCACGCCCAGCTGATCCGCCAGCGCCTTCTGGGTCATACCGGCAGCCGTCCGCAGCTCCTTGACTCTGTTAACGATCATGATTGCTCCTTTCCCGCCTTGACGGCGTTGCCCCGGTGTGTTATATTGTCATCAGGGCTATGTCCTCTATGGTTATAAATTATCACGCTATAACTTGATTGTCAACGGCAATTCAAGCTATAGCAAGATTATTGTGTGCTTGCACAAAATTGGAGTGATTTTTTGTACATTACATCGGATATTGCTAAACGAATAAAACTTCGCTCCAAAACGCAGAAAATATCAATAAAAGATATGCTTGCAGCGTGTGACATGAATATCAACGCCATTTCTGAGTTTGGCAAAGGCAAACAGCTCTCCTGCATCAGCCTCGCCAAGATCGCCGATTATCTGGACTGCTCCGTGGACTATCTTCTTGGCCGCACGGACGACCCGCAGAGCCACCGAAAGGAGCACGGATGCAACGCTACGAAAAAGACTTGAAGCGTCTGCAAGCTCTGACCAAAAACGGCAGCGAACCGACAGATCTGAACGAGGCGGGGCTGGATGAACCAAGCGCCTATTTGCTCAAGTCTTTAGGGCTGGCCGAGCTGATCCCAGTCGGGGATAATGAATTTTGGATCACGTTGACTGACGATGGCGTTACCTACTTTATCGACAAGGCCAACGCACGGGCTGACTTTGTAAAAAATCACCTTGCCAACTTCGTAGTGGGCTTTCTTTCCGGCGTCCTTGCTACAGTAGCTGCAGCCTTGATAAGACAAGCAGTGCTGCGATAATTCCGCAGATATAGCCAAGGACGTAAGTCCCTTTCATTCCTTGTGCCTCCTCTCTTGATGTTTTGGCCCCGGTGTGGTATATTGTCCTCGGGGCTATGTCCTCTGTGGCTATATCATAATTCTTGATTCAATAATTGTCAATGTGTAATTCATGAATTTCGCGAATTTGTAGCCTTACACAATTATCGTTTCAATAATTGTATATTTTGTGGAGGTGGTGCCAATGGATGCCGTAGACCGTATTTTTGCACTGGTTGAGCAAAAATACAAAGAACAAAAGGCATTTGCCGCCGAAATTGGTGTTGCGCCGTCAAAGGTAAGCGAGTGGAAAAAGCGAAAAGCACAATCGTACACCCGATACCTGCCTCAGATCGCGGCAGCGTTGGGAACCACGGCGGAGTACATTTTGACCGGGCAAGAAGAAAAAAGCCCGGCTCCCGAAGGAGCCGGACTGACGCAGGAATTTGCCCGGATTTTTGACCAGCTATCTCCGCAGGCTCAGAATGAGATCATTGCGGAGATGCTAAGGCGGAAACGGCAAGAGCCATGATCTCCGCTTGATCTGCGGGGGACAGAGATGCAAACAGGTCCAATGCGTAAGTGGTGTCCGATTCGGACACGTTGTGGGCGGTCTGATTGCTCATATGTATTCCTCCGATCATATCCCAAAGGCCAAAGGTATGGCCTAATCATACAAAAGAGGCTGTCATTATGGTAATTTATATTTCCGGAGGGTTGGTTGCTCTCCTGCTGTGTGGCTTGATTTGCTATGTCATAACGCGGGTCAAAGGGTGGGCATCGTCTGTATGCTGGGCCCATGCCCTTGGTGGTTTTCTTCTCGGCTTATTTTGGCTGCCCGTATGTATCAGCAAGCCCAGATATACTCCGGGCTGTGAAAAGGTTTGCAGGATGGGTGCGCCCGCCTTTGGCGTATGGTTGGCGATCGGCACAGCGTTGAGCGTTATCGGTGACGTTCTATTGCTTGTTTTCGCATTTACGCGCTGGCAATATGGTGCGCTGGGAATTTTCCTTGTGCCTATTGGGATTTTGGCCCTGCTTATCTTAGACCAGCGCTGCTAATAATGGCCGCCCCTGTTGCGGAGAAATCGGAATAATTAACAAGTACCCCCGTCGCCTCTGCAACAAGCGTCGGGGGCACTTTGCGTTTCAGGCAGAGGGGGCGTCTGCCTGTCCGCAAGAAAACCGTACCCCAAATGGGTTGGGTAGCGCAATGCCCAAATTGGGGAAATGGGCAATATACTGCCGGATCGGATTTGAGACTTTATCTGCCCATATTGGGAAATTTGACACAGGATGGTGATTTTTTGACGATTCAAGACTTATGCAGAGATAAAAAAGCCGCATTGCACATGACGGCTCAAGACATCGCGGACAAATCGGGTGTGCCGCTGTCTACCGTCAACAACTTTTTCGCAAATGCGTCAAAAGCGCCGTCCATCAATACCGCAGGGCCGATCTGCGCTGTCCTGGGGATTTCCATAGATGAGTTTTTTGACATCGGGGATCACTATACAGCCACCGAAGAAACCTTGCAGGCTGAAAAAGTCGGCCTTGAAAAGCGCTTGTCCAACAAACGGCAGATCATTACGATGATGGAGCAGGGCGTCCGCATCCGGAACCGGATTATTGCCGCTCTGCTGGTGCTCCTGTGTCTGGTTGCCATGTATGCGCTGTATCTGGACTTCCATTGCGTCCAGATCGGCTTCTGGCGGGAGTAACCCATGGCAAGATACCCGAAATACTACGTCCGGCCTGACGGCCTCCACGAGACCATCCTCCGGATCAACGGCAAGCGTAAGGCCTTCCGGGGGAAGACCGACAAAGAGGTCTGGGAGAAGGTCAAGGCCTTCGACCGGGAGGCTGACCGCATCGAAACGGAAAAAGCCGCCGTATTTGAGAAAATCGCGGACGCATGGTGGGCGGAGATCGAGCCGACCTTAGAGCACAATACCCAAAAAAGCTACCGTCCGGCGCTGGCCCGGGCCAAGACGGAATTTGCCGGGAGGGCACCCGGCGAGATCACCGCGAAGGAGATCGACCAGTATATCAAGGACTTCTCCGCTACCCGCGCCCGGAAAACCGTGGTGACCCAGTTGCAGATCATCCGCCAGATCTTCCGCAAGGCCGAAGTGGATGGCGTTATAAGCTACAACCCGGCCAGCGCCGTGAAGCCGCCCCGGAACCTGACGCAAACCCACCGGGACGCGCCCCCTCCGGAGCAGATCGAACTCATAAAAAAAAGCGCAAGCCTCCCCTTCGGCCTGTTCGCTTACCTCATTTATTACACCGGCTGCCGCCGGGGTGAGGCGCTGGCCCTCACCGGCGCCGACATTGATCGAAAGAAAAATCTTGTGCACATCAAAAAATCCGTGTATCATGTAGGCAACTCGCCCCACATCAAGCAGCCGAAGTCTGACGCCGGATGCAGGGACGTTCCGTTGCTTCCGGCACTGGCCAAGCTGCTCCCCAAAAAGCTGGGGAAAGGCTACCTGTTCGCGGAGCCGGACGGCAGCCTTCTGACAAACGATCACTTTACCTCGCTGTACGATGCCTACAGGGATGCCAGCGGCGTCACCGTCACGGCGCACCAGATCCGGCACGGCTACGCCACCGCTCTGCTGGAAAGCGGCGTGGATCCCAAAACGGCGCAGGTGCTCCTTGGCCACGCCCAGCTGTCCACCACCATGGACATCTACACCCACGTCCGGGACGGCCAGCTGAAGGCCGCTGCGGAAAAGATGGAAAAGGGCTTCTGAACACATATTTTCCGGCTGAACACACTTCTGAACACAGAAACCCGCAAACCGTTGAAAACAGCAAAAAAGAATAGGGTTCAAATCCCTCCTTCCGCGCCAAATGGAAAACCGTTGGAATTGCTTGCAATGCTTGCAATTCCAACGGTTTTTCGCCGTTTTTAGCTGGCAGTTAGAACCAGATAGAACCGGTTATGAGGGGATGTGTGAACACAGTTCCGAACACAGTCGGCCCTACTCCTTCGCCTTGACGATGCCGTGGTAGTAGGCCGCCAGCTTCGCCTTGGGGCCGGGGCCGTCCTTGTCAAACAAGAACGCCTGGGCCAGCTCCGCGAAGAACTCCGCCGTGCTGACACCGTAGTGAATGGCCACGCTGCCATAGTCGGAGTACATCATGTTCATCGTGACCCACCAGCACCATGGGGAGATCTTCTCCCAGGACAGGCCCATGCTCTCCGCCAGCGCCGTGGTCTGCTCCATAGGCCAATGCGGGCCAGTGGTGCCGTCCTCGTTTTCCATGTGGGCCGTCCACGCCTCCGCGTCGGCCTTAGTCAACTCCCTGCCCGTGCAGATCGCCCCCTCTGCGCCCTTGAGCATGTTGAGGCATTCCACCATCGCCATGATCCCCTGCGCCGCGTTAGGGGTGGCAGGGTTCCGCATATACTCCCGGATGCTGTATTCCAGCTTGGGAATATACGCCTTGATTTGCTCATGCAGATTTTCCATGGTTGTCCTCCTCTCCGGCCGTCGGGGCCTTCATGGCCTCCTTGACCTTATCAATGGCAGCGTTGCCGATCTGATTGCCGATGCTGCGGCCGGTAGGTGTGGCAGCCATGACGCCCAGCAGCATCCCAATTAACAGCTGCACCATGCCGCGCCTCCGTCAGATCCGCTGAACCCGCAGGGCCACGTTGTCAACGGTGGCCTCCACGCCGGTCAGCACCAAAGTCAGAGCCGCGCCGGCAGCGCAGCAGGGCTGACGCACCAGCGCCGTGAGATCCAGGTTGACCGTGCCGTCGGCCGCGCCGGTCTCGGTAGCGGTGGCGCCGGGGACTGCCACGCCGTCCTTGTAGAGTGTGGCGGTGACGGCTCCGCCCGCCGTGAGGGTAGCGGTGATGGAGGCGTCCACGTCATAGTAGCCGACGCCGGAGAGGTTGACCGCGTTGCCGTTGAGGGCAATGTCGCAGCCGTACCGCCGGATCAGGCCGCCCAGAGGGATGACGCCGCCAACAGCCACCGCCGTGGGGGTCTGCATAGCAGCGTATAAAGCAGACTTACAACTCATAATTTTTCTCCTTTCAAAATTGAAAGGCGGGGCACCGGCCCCGCCCATTACCCGGCCGAAGGGGCCTGAACTGTTTCCGATGTGGAAAAAGTTGCTCAGATGTTGCCGCTGCCGTTGCAGCCGCAGGATGCGGGAATAATCTGGCCGCCGCAGGTGGACGCAACGCCGTACAGGTTCGGCTTGGTCAGCATCCGGCCCTCGATGGCATCCAGACGGCGGTTGAAGCCACAGCAGCAGTCGGAGATCTTCGCCGCCAGCGCGTCGGTCTGCTCCTTGGTGAAAATGCCGTTCTTGAGGTTCTGGTTCTCCATCTTGAGATCAAAGATGGTCTCCTGGAGGCGCTGCTCATAGATCCGGCTGGCCTGAGAGGTAATGGCCTCCGTGCTGGCGTTGATGGCCATACGGGTGTCATTGCTCTGCTGCTCGATGAGGTACTGGGTCCGGGCCGTGTCGGCGATCTCCTGTCTCTCGATCTCGCAGTTGCTCACGCGGTTGCAGCCGCCCTCCTGCGGGGGATAGGGATTGTTGCCGCGATTCCAGCCCCAGCCACCGCCGAAATTCCCGCCGAAAATGGCGAAAATCACGATGATGACAAAAAGGACTGCAATCCAGCTCATACCAGTGCTACGATCTTCCATGTGTTCGTGCTCCTTTCGTGTTTTTATTCCAACCGGCTATTTAAGCCGGGGGAATTTGATGGAACCGCCCGCTTTCCCCTTCTGAGGGGCCTGTGAGCCGTTCTGTGCGCCGCCAAGGATCTTGTTGGCATCGGAGCGCAAGGCCTCCGGTGTGGTCCCCAGAAGGCCGCACAGGGCCTTTGCCTGCATGGTCTTCCCGTAGCGGGCATACAGGCTGTTGGCGATATTGGGGTCAATGCCCAGCCGCCTGGCGGTTCTTTGAACGCCTTCCAGCGTGTCAGCCGTCCCGCTGATCGCCTGCTCCGCCGTCTGCACCGCGTTTTGCAGGTCGGCGCTGGGGAACATCTTCGACGCGGCCGCTATGATCTGTTTGAGATCCATTCTCCTTCAGCTCCTTTACCTGGGCCGATAGGCCCTTGATGATCTCGGCCATGTCGCTCATGGCCGACTGCATCTCACCCATCAGCTCCTCCTGCGTCTTGGGCGGGGTGATAACGCCCAACTCCACCAGCTTGTCATAGTACTGCTGAGTGGTGCCCTCCAGCTCCGTGTAGGCCGCTGCGGTCTTGCCGATGAGCTGCTGACGGTTGCCAAAATAGTCCACCTGCCAGATGTCCGCGCCGTCGATAGCGCACATCAGGCAGCTGGAGCCCGTATATCCTGCGATTGCAAATTGTTGATCCATAGCGCACCTCCTTTTCCTATCCCAATGATACAAAAAATCCGGGCAGCCAAACTGCCCGGAAACTGCCTGTATTCTGCCCTCAAACTGCCCAAAAAATATTTTGTATTTTTTGCTTTTTCCTCTTGACATACCACTAAATTGGTGGTATTATAATAACAACAAGAGGGGCAAAGCCCAGGAGGAAAATAAAATGAAAATTACTGATGGAAAGAAAACCGTAGAGATCAAGATCCAGCGCTGGAATGGTTCCGGATACGATCCGGACTGGAGCCGCGATTATTTTACCGCCGGTTCCCTGCCCTATGATGAGGAAACTGATACTTATACCGTTGAGGATGTTGATTATTGCATCGAAATGGCCAACAACAGCACCTGCGAAGATGGCGCTTGCATCAAATATGACGAGGACGGAGTCCTTGTCCCTGACGAAGATATGGTTGTCTTTGTTGATGAACTGAATTAAGGAGGATATACCATGACTGACAAGCAGTTCAGCACCCTCTTTTTCGGTGCACTTGCCGACCAAGACCGGGACATGTATGTATCAGACTGGGCGCTATCTGACATCTGGGGAGATCCGGAAGGCGCTGACATCCCGGATGATCGGATCCAGTCTTTGGGAGCGTTGTGGGATGTGGCTCATATTACGATCCGCGAGATCAGAGCAGCCACTGGCTTGTCTCAGGTTGCTTTTGCCCAGCGCTTCTGTATCCCGCGCCGGACGGTGGAGAATTGGGAATCTGGGGCAAGCGCTTGCCCGGACTATTTGCGGATTTTGCTGGCGCAAGCCGTAGGGCTATACACGCGGGGCTAAAATATGCGGCTCAAGGCGTGCATAAAATGCGGGAAGCTGTTCCCCGCCACCAAAGTTGAGCAGCGTGTATGTGCGGAGTGTTTTGCGGCAGAGAGATCTACCACCATACGCCCACGGACTTGCCGCGAGTGTGGTGCGATCTTTGACGGTGGCCCTCGGGCTTGGTACTGCCCTAATTGCCGGGCCATCCGCAAAAAAGAGTCAGCTGCACGATGCCACAAAAGCGGAACAATCCGGCCTCTTGGCAGTATTGACCATTGTACGATCTGCGGGAAAGAGTATATTGTCAATTCGGCGCGCCAGCGGTACTGTAAAGACTGTGCCCCGGGAGCATATCGTCAGGCGGACCGCGAGGCATCCAAAAAATGGAACGAGGAAAATAATTATTATGAGCTGCGGGCACAGAAGCCGCGAAGAGGTCAAAAAGTCTGCGTGATTTGTGGAAAACCGATTTCCCCCGGAACCCCTCGAATCACATGCTCTGAGGAGTGTGACAGGCTCCGGATAAAATGGCATCAGGAGCGCACCCAAATCAGACAAGGGACCCGAAAAGCACCTACCACAGTCAACCGCTTGGACAAGGATTTTATGGCGCAGCGCAAGAAAAAGCGGGAAGAAAAATAAGAAAAGCCGTGTCCGAATCGGACACGGCTTTTCTCATCCTTGCATATCATCCGCAATCTTGGCGTAGGCACGCCGCCGGATCTTGGCCAACCCGTCCACGCTGACGTGGAGCAGCGCCGCCGCCTGTAGGCAGCTCTGGCCGTGGACGTCCACCGCCAGCACCGCCGCTTCCTCGTCAGGCGGCAGGCCTACCAGCCGGACGGCCTGCGCCGCCCGGGCCGGGGCCATGGATGACAACAGCGCCCGGATCTCTCGGTTTGTTTTCTCCATGGGTTTTCCAGACTTGCAGAGCGCGTTTCCGCGTGGATGTTGCCATCTTCTGGCCCTCCTTTCAGATGTTTAGCCCGTCCAGTCGGATTTCTTCTCCCGCACGTCGATGTGGGTAAAACCCTTCTTGGCGTACACGCCCACGCCGCCCCAGTCTGGCATGATCGACCGGGCGAAGGCCGCCACCGTCTCCGGCTTCTGGCCGCTGACGGAAATATCCGCCGCCATGCCGTAGCAGTGCTGGCTGTGGGCCACACCGCCGACCTTGGCGTTGTACTGGGGCGTGCGGTAGCCACTGTGGATGACCACCGGAGCGCCGAAGTGGGCGCGGATGGTTTCCAGCACCATCACCAGCCGGGGAGCCACCAAAACAGCGTCAGACCCGTCTCCACACGCGAACTCCCGCACCTTAAAATGGGCGGAGAGCTGCTTGCCCCCGGAGGCGGCTTTGCTGTGAGCGTTGATCTCAACCATGTTTTAGCACCTCTCGCAGTCGGCACAAAATGCCCGCTAAGTCCTTCCGGGTCATAGACTGATTGATTGCCAGCATGTCCGCCCCCGTGTAGACGCCGGAGGTCTTGCACCACTCCAGCGCCGCCGCGTCTTCATCCAAAGGCTCGCTTCCACGCTCCCAGAACAACAGCAGCGTGGGCACCTTCCGGGTGCTGGTGACCTTCCCGCCGGGAAAGATACCCTGCGTGGAGCCGCCGCCGTCCAGCATGAGGGCATCCACCACACCCAGCCCCAGCAGCTTGTTCTGGAGCTGCTCACGGGTCAGGCTGGACTTGTCGCACCACAGGCACACCTTACCGTTGGGCATCCAGCCCACCGCCGTCCGGGCAGCAGGCCTGGCCACGTCGGCGGTCAGGCCCCGGTAGAGCTTGGACCCGGCCTTGAGGATGGGGACACCGGAGAGGAAATTGTCACGGCGGTCCGTGCTCATAAGGGGCAGGCCGTTGTCACCGATGCTGACACCAAAATCGTTGTACTTATCCCGGCTGATGATCTTGCCGTCGATCACCGTCCAGCCCACCGGATGAAACTTGCCGTTGAACAGATAGCCGTTGATGATGTGAGTGCAGCCGGTCTTGGCCTTGATCTGCGCCGGGGTCAGCTTGCCGGTGTTGTGGTAGATCTGCGCTCTGGCGCAGTCGAAGGTGTCAATCATGAACTCTCACCACGCTCTTGGCATAGCCCAGCTCATCGTACTCCACCGCGCTCTTGGCATAGCCCAGCTCGTCGTACTCCACCTCGAACTTGCCGCCGGGGACCCACTGGATCTGCTTCGTTCCGGCCAGATCCTCACGGCGCCGCATATCCACGGTACGCTGGGCGTCCTTGGCGGGATCGCCGGGCAGAAAGCCCTCCCGCATTTCGTCCTCGGTCCAACCGGCCACGCCGCCGTCAGGATTCAGGTGGAAGTTGGCCCCCGCCTCCTTCAGCTCTGCGTTGATGGTCTCCACGGTCTTGCCGTTTTTCTTACCCTCGTTGATGATGTTCTCGTAGATCTTGTTCATAATATGTCCCCTTTCAAATTTGCGGTTGATTAGTCAACCGTTTTCAACTGTTCTTGTCCTCCGCTACCCGCTGGGTCCCGAAATAGAACCCGATGACCACCGTGAAGATGGTCAAAAACTCGCTGCCGCTGATGCTCTCCCGCAGGGCCAGCACCGCGAACACCACCGTCAGGGTGATGGTCACCAGAGACTTCACCGCAAGCAGGTTCCCCAGCCGTTTCTTGATGTTTTCCATAGCGTTCTCCTTTCAGCGTTCACTGATATGCTCCAGATCCTGAATCCGGTGATTGATTACCTTGATCTGTTCCTCGATCACCGGCACCCGCTGGGCGAAGCTGTTGTGTTCCCGCACCTCGCGGGTCAGCTCGTCCAGTTTGGTGTCCGTGATCGCCTGCTGTTTGCCGTTGGCGATGAGCACGCCCATCAGCGTCAGCCCCCCTGTGATGAGGGCGCAGATTATCGTCTCCGTCATAACACACTCCTTAAAAAGTTGCAGTTTTAAGGCGCTTATATGGTTTCCCAATCAAAAAAGCCGCCTTGTCATCCTTGACAAAGCGGCGTGGGCATGTATATAATAGGGCCAGTAAGGACGGCTCACTTTGGTCGGTGCAGGTCGTTCCCCAACAGATTTAGAATCCGTAGAAAAGCCGCTGCCGATTTAGGTGGCGGTTATTTCTTTAGGTCAACGCCTAATTTGATAGCCGCAATCACAAGCATAAGTAACGCAATGGTTTCTGCTGTGCTCATGCGGTCACCCCCTTTACGGGGAAACAACCGTACCGCTCTTACTGGCGAACCCCATCATACACGATTCGCCTTGCTTTGTCAATTTTCTGCGCCGCCCTCTGGGCGGCTTTTGTTATGTGTGCGCCTCACCCCCTGTTTTACAAAGAACGCGTCGGAAGCCCTGTGAGACCTGCCGGAGGATTGATTTCCGACCCTCCCCATCAGGGGAGTTTTTGGAGGCGGCAACCGGTGAACGCGTTCGCGAACGACGCCTCGTGATTGCCAAACATGCAGAAAGCACCACGGGGCAGGAGGATGAAAGAGGAACCGCCAATGTACAGCACAACACCATTAGGTTTGTAGAAGTATTTATCGCAGACGTAGCTGCTCTCGCTGCCGCTCACTGCGTTTGGGTACAATGCGTATTCAAAGCCGGAAGCCGTGGGGTTCGTCCACTCGGAAATGTAACCTTCGCTCGTAGCACGGGTGCCGACCAACGTACCGTTGCCGGTGTCGCTGAACTGCGCCGGGTCCTTGATGCAGTAGACATTCGCACCGGAGAAGTAAATACCGTCGCACCAGTCGAACACGTTGTCCCACAGGCCCTCGATATAGCGGTACTGAACGCAGCCATAGGTAGTGCGGCTGGCTGCGGTAGTGCCGGTGTGGTACTTCATGCCGTCCGTCGCACCCATGCTGAACGCACTGCCGCCGGGAGAACCGCCGTAACCGATAATCTTTCGACTGTTCCAATCACCGTACTCCACCAAGTACAGCATCATGATCGTCCAATACATGGCAAAGTCATACTGCCAGTAGGAAGCGCCCAGATTGTGGATGTTGGTTCGGGCATTGGCTCGGGTCATGTCGCTGATGGGCAGACTTCCCGCCTGGCTCTTGTAGTTATTGTTGCAGTGATACCGGCCAACGTATACATAGTCTCGCTCGCCCTTGCCGTCGCCTCGGTCGGCGTGAGCCGGGGAGGTGTAAAAACCATTTTGCGGCTTATCCGCAATTTGCAGTTTCATGCTCTTGCCGTTGCGGGTCCACTTGTACCAAAACTTCGGGATCTTCACCAGCGTACCGGCGGTGGCGTCCGTCTCCTTCACCATGCCCGCCCAGGGCATAAGATTATCGAACGGCGAACTGCCCGCGCCGTTGTTGACCGCAGGCTGCGGATCCGTGAAATTGGCAGACATATCCGTCCGCGTCCATTTGGTTGTCTCCGTGCCGTCCCATTCGACACCATAAATAGACGCAGTCGTCTTTTTCATCTGCCAAGGCGGAATGTAAATCATGTCAATACCCCCTGCATCAACACCGTCACGGAAATGTCCGCCGTGGGAACCGTGTCTGCCCGGAGAGTCACGGCGTTCGCCGCCTGTGCTACGGGGACAATGCCCGCGTCCATGTACGCATCCAGCGCCGCTTCCGATGCAAACGCCACCCAGATTACCTGCTTGCTCGTATCTGCCAGCACCCCGGAAACCGTCACCGTCTGCTTCTTGGTGCTGGCGTCCCATCCCGCCGCCGTCAGCGTCACGGAAACAGCTTTGGGCTTCTCTGCTGCGCCGATGTTGTCCCGGGCCTGATTTTTTTGGTCGGAAGTCAGATCCTGAGCAACATCGTATCGGACAGGTGCCACCGCGCCGCTGATCCGCTCCCCCGCCGCATTGTGGGCGGTGGCCCCGGAGAGCAGATTCTCCGGGGTTACGGTATCCTGGGTCAGATCCAGCTTCGTCTCACCGTTTATCTCGACCTTGTTGATCGCCATCCTTACGCACCCACTTTCAGGGTCTGGCCTCCCTGCTCGTTGTCGGTGTAGCTGACAGGGATCGCCGCCACAGTGACGGAGGACAGGCAGTTGTAGCCCTCATCCGGTAAAATTTCCTGCTGGGCGAAGGTAGGCGTGGCGCTCTTGGCCTGCGCCTTCATGCCCTCGCTGCCACTCATGGTACCGACCACGCCCAAGACCGTGATGCCCTCCCGGATGTTGGCGGGGATCAGCTTTGCCGCCTCCGCCTCCGCGATCTGTGCCTTGCCGGAACCGTCATGGAAGCCCATGGGGATGGACACGGGGGCAGACTTGTCCGTGATGTCAAGGGTCTTGCCGCCCTGATTCGGCATGGTGCCGGTCAGCTTCGTGCCTTTCGCGTGGGCCGTTTTCCCCAGAAGGATTTCCGCAGCGACGGCGGTGTCCTCGGAGGTGTCGGAGTCGAAGGTGCTGGTGCCCACAATGGGCGCACCGCTCTTGTCATGGGCCTTGATGCCCTTCGCCAGTTTGTCGGCAGTGATATCGTCAGCGGTGAGGTCCAGCTTGACGTCATTGCCGATGATGACCTTGTTGATGTACTTATCCGCCATAATATTCGTCTCCCATAATCAATGTATTTCCCCCGGCCTCGTTGGACACCTCAAATTGGGGGATTTTTAAGACCGTCACATCGTCCGCCATGGACTTGTCCTTTGTTTCCAGCACCACCGGGCCGTAGATCTTGGGCGTCACCTGATACGCCCCGGTGTAGGGGTCTCCATTTCCCGCGACGATGGACACGGCAAAGGAGATCTCAAGGGCCTCGCGCGGCTGCAGCTCAAAGGTAAGCATCACAGCACCGCCTTACTGATCGCCCCGGCCACCTCCACCATCTGGATCATGGAGCCGACCACGTCCCCGCCGGTGAACTTCACCCGGACCTGCATGGGGCACACCGGGGGAAGCTTGAAGGTCTCCGTCTGGGTGACCGGGAAGTGGAATTTCCCGTCCGAGTAGGTGACCTCCTCCGGATAGGACCGCGTCAGGTTTAGCAGAGTGACCTCCACCTTCTCCACGGTGTCAATCGGGATCGTCTCGCCCATGTTTTTGATCGTGATATCGATGCTATACGCATCACCCTGTACCATCAGGACGTCACCTCCGTGGCGCTGACGGTGCCGGTATTATCCACCGTCAGCTTGAATTTCTTCGTGCTTCCCGCCGTGGAGGATGGGATGATGATCTCCCCATCGTCCACGCGCTTCAGCAGCTCATCCATTTTTTCACCTGTGAAAATCATGGTGTAATAATCGTTCGGCATAGCGCACCTCCTTATACGATCATTCTGCGGTCGAGGGCGTCCAGCAACCACTTGCCGTCAGACGTTGCCAGCGGGCCTGTGTGGCTTTTACTGATAAGACCATAGTACAAAATGGCGTATCCGTCTGAGCCGTGGGAGCCCTTGCTTCCTTGACCTGGTGTTCCTCCGGATAGCCCATACATTCTTCCGCCCGCGCTGGCTGCGGCGTCTCCGGTGATTGCTACGTAGCCACCGCCACCGCCACCGCCGCCACCGCCGCCGTTGCCACCATTGCCACCGCTCCCACGTTTAGTAGGTGCGTCCGGCGCAGCAGCATTCGCACCGGCAGCATCGCTGGCGTTTGCCCCCTGTGCAGCACCGCCGCCACCGCTTCCGAGGTTGCCATAGGTTGTTCGTGCACGGATGGTCTTGTACTTATGCGTATTTGTTACCGTGGTGATAGTGACATTTGGATTGGAGGCCACGCCCTTTCTGTACTGCGTGTAGTTAGAATCAGAAGACACTAATCTATATGCCGTGCCGTCAGCAAACGAACTAGCCGTGCCGCCAATCGTCTTTTCACGACCCAGGAAAGTGACGTAGCCGTCTTTGTCCGTGGAGATATCTTCCCTGCCGGTGAATGTGCCATACTGACCTGTAGAAGAGTTTGTACTTTGCGTGTATCCATCCGCTACCTTATCAGTGTTGGTATAATCCTCCAGTCTGGCCGAGGTTCCATGGGCGCCCGTGAATTCTCCAACATTTCCACCAGGGGAAGCATCAGTAGTGGTCGTCTGTGCATTGCCGCCCGCTGCGCCATCGATCCCGGAAACGCCAGGAACAGAGTATACGTCCCCCGTAGTGGGGTCTGTGTATCCGGCAGCCATAACGGCCCCCTGTGCGCTGCTGACGAGCTTCCCGTTCAAAGTAATGGTGGTTTCTTTCTGCCCAGCGTTTAAGCCAATATGGATGTGTAGCACATCGCCGGGGGAGACCTCCAGATCAGCAGACAGAACTTTTCCGCCGCTGCCGCCGAGGCCACCCTTTCCTCCCGCTCCCCCCTTGCCTTGTGTACCTACAGACGTTCCTGTTTCACGGGAATTGATCCGGGCGTATCCTCCGTCAGTACCAGCCGTGCCATTTGCTCCGGCCTGCCCATCATCCCCTGCAGAGCCAAGCACTGCATGAATTGACGTGGTTCCTTCCGGGATTACAATTTCAGTGTCCTCAAGGATTTCCTGACGGACGTTATAATATTGGCTCGTATCCGGCTGCGCCGGGGTGAAGCCAACCAGCGCGGTGGTCTGGCTGTTGAGGATGCCGGAGATCACCGTCTCCCGGCTCTCCACGCAGGCCTGGACCATCTTCTTGTCCCAGGGGTGGAAGATCTGCACCACTCTGCCCGCCCGCTCCGTGCCGGGCTCCACGTCCACCCGGATGGTCTCCCGGTGGCGGTAGTAGTCCGCCATGCGCTTGGCCACGTCCACGCTGTTGGTGAGAGACACCAGCGTGGCGTCGCTCACCGGCACCACGTTTTCCTCGGCTCCCTCCGTCACCGTCCGGCGGACGATGCGGGTCAGGTGGTTGTAGCTCTTGCCGGTGAGGGTGCCGGTCCCGGCGGACAGAATGGCGTAGTTGTCCCCCTGCTCGGTGATGGCGAAGCCCTCCGCCGTCAGACTGTGGGCGGGTTCCTCAAACGTCACCAGAGCGCCGTCCTCTGCCGTGCCCTCAAAGAGGGTGACGGTATCCTGGCTCTTGACCCACTGGTGCTCCGTGATTTCCACGGCGCTCACCGGGGTCTCGTACACGGTGGAGCAGGAGTCCTCGTTGATCTGGTCCGCCGTGACCGTGGCAGAGACGCCGTCCCACAGCTTCTCCACCCGCATGACGCCGTTTTCGTCAACCCCCAGAGACGCCCCGATGGCAAACAGGACTTGGGAGAGGTTGTCCCGGGCGCTGCGGCCGTTGCCGGTCCGGGTGTCCGGGTTGCTGTACGGCAGGTAGCCGTACAGCTTGCGGCTGGCGTATACGCTCTCGATCATCACCTCTACCGGGCCGCAGATCTGGGGGACTACCTCCGCCACCGTTTGGCCGGTGTAGATGCCGCCCACGTGGCGCATGGTGATGAGCCGTCCCAGTGCGGAGAGGGCGGAGAGCGTATAGGCGGCGCTGCCGACCCGCTCCACCGTCTGGAGATAGTACACGCCCACCCGGCGGTTATCCCGGAAATACTCCACCTTGTCATTTTTCGCGAAGCCCATGATGGCCTTGTCGTTGGAAAACACCGTGACGGTGAGGCTGTTGGCCTCCAGACTGTCGGAGCGGAGGGCCTTGACCTCGTATAGGATCCCGGAGGGGACCTTGATATCATCGTCCGTGGCGTAGCTGACGCCCTTGTAGCGGATCTCGTTAACTGCCATCGTCACTTCTCCTCCATGGTGATCCGGAAGCCCTTACCCCATCGGACGGAGCCGGGCACCGGCGGGATGCTGACCTCCTCCACCGTGGGCATGAAGGTGGCCGACCGGACGGCGTTGTCTTTTGGCTCAAAGTAGGTGAGCTGCACGTAGTTCTTCAGCACCGCCGTCAGCAGCGCCGCCAGCTGCGGCCCCTGCTGGTCATTGACCGTCACGGAGACCCGAGACTTGATGGCCAGCAGGTCCCGGGGCTGCAAGCCGCTGAGCCGCAGGGCCGCGTTAGAACCCTCCCGGTACACATAGCCCACGGAGTACTGCCAGCGGTTGACGTAGTCCGTGAAATCCACGCCGTCTACGATATAGGGTGGCCGTGTCATCGGCTGGCTCCTCTCCCCGC